ATAGTTTAAAATAATAATAGGAGGATATATGAAATTAAGTACAAGTATTCATCAAGGAAATAAATATTTAACAATAGATTTAGATAGCGATATGTATATGATGTTAAGTTCTAAGTTCTACCCATATAGATTATTTTATAATCATATAGCTGTCAAAAATAGAAAAGGTATAAGAATACCAGTATGGAGAATAGTTAGAAAATGTTTTAACAAAGATTTAACTTGTAGATATAAAGATGGTGATATAACAAATTTAAAGAGAGAGAATATAGAATTAATTAGAAAAACCTAACAAATTTATATATCCTTCTAAGCTAACTAAGGTTGTAGGTAATCCTTAGACTTTTTTCTTTTTTGGAATACAATATGTTAGATGATAAACAAATAAAATTTATAGACAATTATATACAAAGCTATGCTGTAGAGATGAGTGCTATCAAAGCTGGTTATCTTAAAGAGGATGCTTTAAAGATTGGATTAGATTTATTATCTAACTCAACAATCAAAGAAGCTATAGAAGAAAGAGAAAAGAATTTAAACCAGAACGCTCAATGCTTAAAGATGAATAAAGAAAAGTTATTAAGGACAATGTACTTTCTATATTCTCAAAGCGTTAAAGATAGACAAATAACTCAAGCAGTTAATATACTGGAAAAGATTGCTACTTGGTCAGGTGTCAACCCAGATGAAGTACAACTTGATCCAGTACAATTAATCATCAATAATCTAGATGAAACAAAGATATAAAATCGTTTCTAACGATTTGGGCGCCTTCGGCGCTATACTACCGAAAGATAATTTAATCAAGTAGGTAGTTTTGAAAATAATATAATATAGAAGGAGTACTTATTGGTAAAAGAATATATAATTAATTCTAAGAAGTATGGTAAGCAAATAGTGTTACTAGATGATGAAGATTATGAACGTATAATAAAAGCAAACTATAAATTGCATTTGAAGTATGATAAGACTATAGATAATTTTTATGTTCAATTTCATTATTCCGATAAAACTAAAAAAGAGGGAAGAGGAACTATAGGACTTCATAGATTTGTTATGAACCCACTACCAGGATTTCAAGTTGACCATATAAATAGAAATCCGCTTGATAATCGTAAATGCAATCTTAGACTTTGCACACAACAAGATAATGCTAAAAATAAAAGCAGATATAAAAATAATAAGTCTGGATTTAAAGGAGTTTATTTTTTAAAAGATTATGGTTACTGGGTAGCAGAAATAAGATATAATAATAAAAAGTACAGAAAGCAATGCTCTTCATTTGAAGAGGCTATTAAGAAAAGAGAAGAACTATATAATTCTCTCGTGGCGAAGGGGGTGATTAATAATGTCATATACCGTTAACCTTCTACCAGCTCAAAGAGAGTACTTTGAAATAAACCATAGTTACCCTATGGACATAGCTGTATACCAGGGCGGATATGGCTCCTAGCTGGGAAAACATTTTCTGGTAGCTTATTAGGAATTCTACTTTGCTTAAGATATCCTGGTATAACTGGATTAGTTGGAGCAATTACATATACAGTTCTAAGAGATACAACATTAGCAACATACTTAGAGCATTTAGATAACCTAGGAGTTAAATACAAATACTTAAAGAATGAAGATAAGATAGTATTTCAAAATAAAAGCGAAATTCTTTTTCGCCATCTTCAAGAACCAAACAAACTTAAATCATTAAACCTAGGTTTTGTAGAGATAGAAGAAATGTCTGATGTACCATTAAGTACATTTGAGATGCTATTGTCAAGGTTAAGACAAAAAGCTAAACCAGGATGGAAGAATTTTCGTCATAGACTATTTGGTCATACAAACCCTCAACAATCTAGAGGATGGATATATGAGAAGTTCAAAGTAAATCCTCAACCTGGATATAGACGTATATTAGCTCCTACTACTCAAAACAAATATTTACCAGAAGGTTATATAGAGTTGCTAAGAAACTCATATAATGAAGATTACTTTAAGATAAACGTAGAAGGATTAGATTGTGATGATACAAGTGGATTAGTTACTAAGGGATTTGATAAGTCAACTCAAGTAACAGATACTATAACTTTAAATCCTAACTATCCAATCCATATAACTTGCGACTTTAACGTAGACCCTATGTGTTGGTATATATGTCAAGTATATGATGGTAATGTATATATTCTTCACGAACTTGTTAAAGAGAATACAACAACAGAGAATGCAGCACAATCAGTATCAGATTTATTAGCTGGTGAAAAAGGTAGAGAGATTATAATTAACGGAGATGCTTCTGGAGATTATAAAACTACTAAAGGAGTAGATTATGTTTATCTACGAAATAACTTAACAAGAAATAAATTTGAAAACGTTAAGTTAAAAGTAATGGCTAAAAACCCTGGTATTGAATATAGGATATCTTGCTGGAATAATCTTATCAAAGGACCAGACAATGAACACCACGTGTTTATTCATCCTCAATGTCAATATCTAATTTATAATATAGAGAACTTAGAGGTTGAACCTGGTACAAGTAAACCTAAAAAGATAACAGCAAGTAAAATTAAATCAGACCCTAAAGCTAAATACTTAGGTCACCCAATAGATGCAGTAAGTTATTTAGTTTGTTTATATTTTCCAGTTAAAGCAATTCATCTTAGCGATTTCAATAACCGAGTTGCAAATCAAAAGACTGATATTTTTGGTGGCAAATATGATAAACGATTAACGTAAGGAGAATACCTTGACGACATTTTACTATAAAAATGATAAGAAAGTATCACTTAATCCAGAGAAAAGACAAAGAATATGTACAGAAATAAATAATGAATTTAAACAATTCTATAAAGATTTATCAGAACCTAAAGAAGAAGCTACATCTATATTATCTGAATTATTTCCTGGTTATAGTAATGACCAAGAGAAAATAAACAAGATACCTAGCTTATATGAACAATATAAAACATATACATCTGCTATACAGAGAGCTTGTTATCCTAGCTTAGAAGCTATACTAGATATCAAAGGATTAGATTTAAAGAGTAATAACTTAGCAGCTACTTATAAAGCTAGTCTGATATATGATTGGTATAATATTAATATGTTAACAACTCTTGATAAATGTCAAGATGATTGGGTTATTAAAGGTGAGGCTGCTGCTTATATCTGCTGGAAAGAAGATATAGTACAGGTAGAAGATGAAATACCAGTACCAACAGTAGACTTAGAAACTGGATTACCTAAGTTAGATATAGTAAAACAAAAAAGAGATATCTTAACTTTCAGAGCAGTAGATGCTAAAAGAATAGACCCACATAACTTATACTTTGATAAATCACAAGTAGATAATTGGCAACACTGTAGAAAGATATATAGAGATTTTATTTCTGTAGAAAATATATTTGCTAATACATCTTATAATCTTACAGCTTCTGAAAAGAATGAACTAAAAGAATTAGTTTATAATCCAAGAAATAATAGAACATTAAATAATGGATATGAAAGTAAGATAAGTGAAGATACTAAAGTATACGGTAGCACAGTTGAAGTATTGGAGTTTGAAGGTGACTTTATAGACCCAGTTACCTATGAGATAATTCCAAACGTTGAAGCAACTGTAGTAGCTGGTAAATATCTAGCTAAGTTTGAAAAATCTAAGAAACCTTTAAGCTCTATAGTATGGGCAGCATATATGAAAAGACCAGATACAGGTCGTGGTCAATCTCCATTACGTATTCCCGAAATACTTAATACAGTACAGAATATGTGTGCTGATTTAACAATGGCATCTTGGAAGTTGAATACATATCCAACATATATGGCTCCTAAAGGTATGTTACCAAGCTATATTGATTTACAACCAGGTCAAGTAGTTGAGTATGATGCAAGTGATTTATCAACACAAGCAGTACCTCAAAAGATGGATTTCTCTAGTGGATTAAGAGGATTTGATTTCTCTGATTTCTTCCAACGTAGAATGGAGAATGCAACTGGTATTAACCAATATATGCAAGGTGCAATGGATGGTTCTGTTAGAACAGCAAGTGAAGCATCTTATATACACTCTGGAGCTACAATGAGAATGTCTAGAGAAGCTCATTTGTTTAGTCATAACTTTATAGAACCTCTAGTTAAAACCTATGCAATATTCAAAAAGGTATTTGATACTCAAACAATTGAAGTACCAACAGGACCTAACCAATATGCAGAAGTAACCGAAGAGGTTAGAAATGGAAATTATTATTTCATAATAGGAGGAAGTCAATCAGCAGTAGAAAGAGAAGCAGAAACACAAAAGATATTTACAGTATTAGGACAACCAGTATTTCAGTCTTTAGCTTCTGTGCTTGACCCAGTAACATCTGCTGCATTCTTTAAATGGATATTAAATAGAATGAATTTCCAAGACACTAATCAGATAATGGAAATGCTAGATATGAACGGTCAGCTAAGAAGATTAGCTCAACAGCTTGGTATTCAAGACCAAAACTTTGAAGGCTTTAGACGAGATATGATGAATAGATTTGTACAACAATCTCCAACAATGGCAATGGAAATGTACAACGAAGCTAGACCTAATTTAGAACAACAATAGAAGGAGGATTTATTTAATGAATTTTGAAGAAGCTCAAAGAGTTGCAGAAAAGAAACGTACATCTAAAAAGCAACAAGAAAGTTTGAAGCGAGAAGCAGTCGAAAAAGAATTAAACGAATGCAAAGAATTTATTAAGACCAGACAGATATTTAAGGACTTAGTAAGTGGTAATGAAGAAAAGTTTAAGAAGTGTATTGATTATTACTTCTTAACACAATTAGTACCAGCAATCAACAGGAACGCTATGTGTAATGCAGATTATATTTCTGGTATGAGAGATGGTATGGAAATGTTTTTAGCAGTAGCTAATGCTTATGATAATCGTATGAAAAGAATTACAGAACTTAAAGGAGAACTTAAATAATGTCAGAAGAAATTACAAATACACAACCAGTTAATACAAATCCTGTAGACAACAATGTTAATGTAGACCCTCAACCAGCAGCAATGCCAGTTGAAGAAAATACTAACCCTGTAAGTGCTACTCAAAATACTGCCGAGAATGGGATGGTAGATAACCCAGTAGATAATCCTACGGTTGAACAAGAACCTACGGATGCTACTAATCTTCCAAACGCAGAAGAAGATGTTAATGCTCTTAAAAAGCAATTGGAAGAATACAGATTGCGAGATGAAGAAGTAAGACAACTTAGTGAAAGATTAGGAACTAATAAAGTACCTGATGTTCAAATCTTCGAAGCTCAAAGGAATTTAGATATCCTAGACAATCAAGCTCAACAAGCCTACATTACTTTATGTAATCAGTTCGGAGTAGATTATAGACCTGATAAGATTGAAGCATCTGCTAATGAACTAAAGGCTAAAGACCCACAGAAATTCTATGAGTTACAAAATAGAATTGAAAAGCTTGATAATCTAGTAACTCAAAAACGTAATGAAGCAAATCAATTTATTAGACAGAGAGAGTTAAACTTGGCATTAGCTAAACATCAACAGATATTAAATGCTAGTCCAATGTTACAACAGCAACTAAATTCTTATTTGCGTAATGCTAATATAGATAACCCAATGCAACAGATAGATATGTTTGTTGATATGGCACAAGCTATACAGCGTGAAGCATTTGAATATGGTAAGATATTTTCCCAACAGGAAAGTTTAAAACAACAACAAAATCCTAACAATGTATTAAACAATACAGTAATGGCAACTAATCAAAGCTATTCAGGACAAGCTCCTAAGATATTTACTAGAGCTGAAATTGCTAATATGTCGCAGTCTGAATTTGAGAAGTACGAAAAAGAAATCGACCAAGCAGTAAGAGAGGGTCGAATAAGATAGGAGTGAAACATTATGACAGCAATTGATCCAGTAAATGATTTTTCTAATTCAGGATTTATCCCAGAAATTTATGCTAAGAAGTTAGCAAGAGAAGTTAAAAAATATACACAATTTATTGAAAGAAACTGTAACAGAGAATGGGAAGGCGAGATTAAAGCATTTGGCGATAAAGTTAGAATTTCTCTACCTAACGCAGAAAATGTAACAGTAGCTATTACAGCAGATACAACTGATGTATGCCCTGTTCCTGGTAAAGTAAGCCCTACACAAAAAACTTTAGAGATTAACAATATTGCTACATTCTCTTTGAAGTTCTCTGATGTAGACCAAGTACAATCTCAATACAATCTATTAGATGGTTACTCTGCAATTGCTATGCAAAAACTTGGTGACTTAAAAGATAAGCAAGTTATGGTAGCATTAATTAAAGCAGTAACTAATGCAGATAATATGATTGGTACAGCAGCAGCTCCTCAAGCTGTAACTAAAGATGATATCTACGATTACTTAGTAGATGCTAGAGTTGCATTAACAAATGCAGGTGCATTAAACGGAAATGGCTTCTATTCATTCAAAGGTAACCAAGAAGAAATGGAGTTCTTAGCTCCTGTTTATACTTGTACTCCTAAAATCTTTGGTTTAATGTTGAAGTCAACTCAATTAACTCACCCAACAGCTAACGCAGACCAAGTAATCGAACGTGGTCAAAAATCTATGATGGCTGGTTTTGAAATCGACCAAGATACAGTATTGACTACAATCACATCTACTGATGTTACTGATCTTGCAGCAGGTGCACAAGTTGGTATTGCAGCTACTAAAATGGCTGTTACTTATGCTAACCAATACACTAAAGTAGAAAAACTAAGAGACCCTGATTGCTTCGCTGATATCGTAAGAGGTCTAGAGTTATATGGTTTTGCAGTAATTCACCCAGAATGTGCTGTAATTACTTACTTCACTTTAGCTTAATGATTTCGCTATAGGGGAAATTAAATCTCCTATAGCTCTTATCGTAACAAATTGGAGTTTATAAATGGCTGGTAAAACTTATTTTGATTTATGTAATGAAGTATTAACTGAACTGTTCTATGAAAAGGCTGATACATTTGAAGAACTATCAGAACTTACAGAAGGTATTAAAGTTAAACAAGATTTGAATAGTGCATTGGCTTTAATATGTAATAGTGAGAATAGTCCTTGGGCTTTTAGGGAATGTGAATACTTTCTATCTCTAGTACCAGATGTTTATGAATATGAAGCCCCTAATGGATTTATAGATTATTTAAAATATCGAGATGTACCTATTGTTTTAGACTATGAAGAAGAACACAAATACTTAGCTCCTGCTAAGGGTATGCCCACTTCTTACTGGATGGATGAAGGTGTAATTAAATTATATCCTATGCCAGATGAAAGTCAACTAGGTAGATTAATAAAAGTAAAATTTTATACAAATGATTTTGCTAAGAATGCTTGCGGAGTTTATAAACCTCTAATGGAATTAGAATGTGATGAGCCAATTATTCCTGCACATCATAGAGATATTCTTAAATGGAAAGTATGTGCAGATTGGAGAGGTTCTCTTAATGATGCTAAAGCAGCTTTCTATGAAAAGAGATTTAGAAAAGCATATACTAATTTAGTATGTGACCAAAGATTAACTCTAGATAATAGAGCTGGATTTAATATTATGCCTCCAGCTAATTCTGCTAACTCTGCTATTCTAAGAGCATTCTACAATCCAAGAACTAATAAATTAATTTAGGAGATATTAATGGGTGCTACTGTTAAATATTATAATCTAACAGGAGGACTTAATACTGTACAAGGTATAGGAACTATTAACCAATCTAATAAACGTACAGAAAGTCCTGATATGAAAAACGTTGAGTATTATAAACTAGGTGGACTAAAGTCTATGGAAGGTAATACTCAATTTGCTAATACATTACCTAGTCAAATATCTTTAGGGTTTGAATATGTATATGGTAATAATAAATATATGGTAGTGACTACAGTAGATGGTACTCTATATATTTATGATAAAATAAGTAACACATTCAAAGAGATATTCAAATTTAAAACTCCAACATCTAGACATTCAATATGTACATTTAATAATGGTATAGTTGTTTCAAATGGAGTAGATGATTTATTATTCTACCAATACGGTAGACATAATTTATTATCAGGTACAGTAACTACATCTACAGAAAATAATAGTGTTACAGGTACTAGTACAAAATTTACAACTCAATTATCTGTAGGTGATTATATAGAAATTAATTCTGTTAAATATAAAGTTATAGAAATAACTAGCGATACAGAGTTAAGAATAGAACCTACACCAACAGAAGCAGTAACTGATAGTAATTATTATTTATCCGATATATCTGAACTTAATGCTGTATATAAGAATACTGATGACCCTAATATATCTAAACCAGTAAGAGGATTGGCTTTACAATCTTATCAAGGTAGAATATTTGTAGGTGGTAATGATGGTATTCTATATTATTCAGAAGTTGGTTTAATCCATGGATGGGATTTAAAATATGGAGCTGGAGCTATTCCTTCGTTCTATGATGATAACTCTGACTTTACAGCTTTTGGATTATGGGATAAATATTTAATTATTTGTAAAAGAGAACGTTCTTATATACTTGATGGAACTGATGCAGATACAACTAATTGGACAGTATCACCTTATTCAGATTTTACTTGTGATAGTCAACAGTCTTGGTTAGTAGCTAATAATTCTTTCTTAGTATATACAAGAACAGGTGGTGGTATTTATCCATTACTACAAAGAACAATATATAATGCAAACTATCAAGGTAATGATTTATCTGTTAAGATAAGAGATAGTTTTGAATATGTAAACACAGCTAAGTTTGATTATATATTTCCTGTATATGCTCCTAAGAAAAAGTATATAATGTTTTATATACCAATGCTAATGGGAGTAGGTAGTAACTATTGTTTTATATTTGATATACAAAGTAAGACTTGGTTATTAAGAGTTGTACCACAAGATGTAACAGTTGCATTTAGATATAATAACGAAATATATATAGGAACATCTGATGGTAAAATATTAAAAGAATTTTCTTCTCTAACATTTGATGGACAACCTATTGAATGGTATTGGAAATCACCTTGGTTCTCTTATGGAGAAGGTAGTAATTATTTATCTACTAGAGAATTTAGAATTAATATAGTAGAAGAAAGTACAAACAGATTTCATGTAAGAAATCGTAGAGATGGTAAAGATACTTATAATACAAGAGCTGTATCAAACAACCTTGATAGCTTTATAGGTTTAGTATGGGATGTAGACAATAAAGAAAATAGTTTAACCGATACTACTTGGGATAATGATAGTTGGGTAACAACTTCACATATTGTCAAAAGATTTCCATTACCTAAACAATATTTTCAAACTACTCAAATAGAGTTCTATGGGAACGCAGTAGATGAAGGTATGAGTATTTATGGATTTGAAATAGATGGAATACAATTGGAGGAATTACCATACTGATGGAATATAATATATTACAAATTGAATGGATACCAGCATACAATAAAGAAATAACAGAAATATATAGAATGTTAAAAGACCAAGAGAGAAAGATATTTGATTTATCTTGGTACGATATGGGAGGAGATATATTAAATTATCTCGAAGGTATGATAAAGAAGAGTGCTGTATTTGTTGTATCTAAAGACGATGACATATGTGCATTCTTTATCCTAGAAAATCCTAGAATGTTTAAAGATATTATAATACGTACAGATGTTCATACAGCAGTACGAAAGAAATATTGGGGTAAACAATCTAGAGATATAATGAACTTGTTTAAGTCTTACCTATTAACTAATTATAAGATTAAAAAGCTAATAGCAAGTGTACCTCAATGTGGTTATGGAGTTATTAAACTTCTTAAAGATATAGGATTTAAACACGAAGGTACAATTAAACAAGCTCTATTATTTAAAGATAAAAATGATATACCTAAATTTTATGATGAATTAATTTACAGTTTTACAAATGAGGATTTATAAATATGTCTAAGACAGTAGAACGACCAATGTATGAGGAGTTAGCTGATACTCCTTGGATAACTAGAAATAGAGAGTTAAACGATTATTCTTATAATAATATGTTGAATGCTCTTGATAATCTAAATAGATTTACAGATAGAGATTTAAACCAATATCAAACAGTTGCAGACCAATATACTCAATCAATGTGGAATGATTTGAATAGAGGTTATCAGCAAGCTGTTAATAATAATATAGCTAGAGAGCAAAATAGATTAGGAACTACTGGCGCTTCATCTGGTTTATATAATACAAATACTTTACAGAATAATTACAATGACCAAGCTGCTAGATTAGCTAGTCAAACAGCATCACAATATCAAAACTTAATCAACAATGAATACAATAGAAGATTATCTAATACTAACCTTTACAACAGTTTGTTCAATACTTCTGGTAATACTACTCAAGCTAATGATATAGCTAATTGGCAAATTAGAAATACTAATAAAGACAGACAATGGCTTAATGATGTAGATGAGAATAATAATACTGGATGGAATTGGTTTGCCAATGTAAATAAAGGAGCATTAGAAGGATTTAGTGAAGGTATGAAAACTGGTAATCCTTGGGTTGGTTTAGGAGGAGCTATAGCTGGTAGCGTAGGTAACTCTGGTACAAATCAGAATACTGGTAACAGTTCGGCAAATTCTAACAGCTCATTGTTTTCAAACATAGGTTCTCTAGGAAATCAAATATCTAACTGGTGGAATACTAGAAATGTAAACGGAACTGATTATAACTCTTTTTTAAATAATAATAATTATCTAGGTTCTAGTGGTATAGGTAGTTATGGTTTAAGTACAAGTGATTTACAAGATATACTTCCTAATGGTGGTAGATTTTCTTGGCAATAATAAGGATTAATATTAATGGACTATAATCAATTTTTAAAATTCATATTAGACCCAGATGTGAAAGCTGCTGACAAAGATAGATTATTTGCTAAATATCCAGATTTCGCTAATCAATATCTTAGAAAGCAATTGAAAATAGAAGGAAAAAAACCTGGTACTGGAGTTTATAATGAAACTACTAAAAGGGTAGAACAATTTAAGAAAGCTATTAATAATAAAGCTAATGAAGCTAAAAAGACTATTGATAATAGTAAAAAGATTTTAAATAATCAGGTTAATAAAACTAAACAAGTAATTAAGAATAATGCTAAGACCGCAGTAAAAGGTACTGTAAATAATCTAACTAAGAATGCAGTATCAATGGAACAAGCACTAGCTAGAGAAGGTTTAAAGAAATCTGCACAAGCTGGAGTAGGTTCTGTATTAGGTCCTGTAGTAAGTGGTGCATTAGCTTTACCAACAGCAGTAAAAGGTTTAACTGATAATAACGCCAATGCTTTAACTAGAGCTTATGATTTGTTGGGTTTAGGTTCAGCTGTAGGAATAGCTGCTGCTCCTGGATTATTAAAAATACCCGCATTAGCTGGTTCTGTATTATTCCCTATGGCTTCTGATGCTATGAGAAATAATAACGGAGAAGGTACTCCTGATATAAATAATAATAGTCTTAAACCATTAACTCCAGAAGAGAGACAACGTATTGCAAATAATGCTGATGCTACACTTCTTCAAGCTCAACAACAATCTAATGAAATGCAAGATGCTATTGATTGGTATAATGACTATAATAATCGTATGCAGAATAATTTAGATAGTACAATTAATAATACATTAAATCTAAGGCCACCAGCACAGTCATTAAACCCTACTAATAGACAAGGTAATATAAATTATCCTATAACTAATTTACCACCTGTTAACGGTCAATATAACGCTTCTAATAACAATTCAAATAATATGGTAACTAATAATATGAATAATACTACGAATAATCCTCAATTTAATAATAATGTTAATAATTTATTAAATAATATTCAAGCATTATCTGCTTATACAAAAGGAGTACAACAGGGTAATCAACTTCCAAACTTAGGAGTAACTCCAGAAGAATTAACAGCTTATCAAAATGCTTTAGAAGTTTATGGAAATAATGTAAGCCAAGCTAATAAAGATATTGAAGCATATAAGCAAGCTCTACTTCGTGACCAAAATGTAAATAGTATGATAAGAATGATGGGTAGTGCTGGTAATGTAATATCAAATCTACAACCTAAACAAAATATGTATACTTTTAATCAACAAGGTCAGTTTGTTGGAGTAGGTGCACCTGGTACTAATAACTACAACGATGCTGTAGATAGAGCTGTTAGAACTCCTGGTATGAGTGATAGGATTAGACAGCAATATGAATTAAATGAAATGATGCGAAAGAATGAAGCTGAAAATGCTACAAGATTTGCAGACTTATTAGCTAATGCTAGATTAAGTAATGAAACTGGTTTACCTATTCAAGTAGTTAAAGCTATGGATGCTGGTAATTATCTAGATTATATCCAACCAATTCAAGATAGAGCTACTAAAGCACAAGAGTTAGCTCTTACAGGAGTAAGTAATTTAATTCAAGATGCTCAACAGCAAGATGCTGATTTAAATAAAGCTATGCAAGTAGCTAATATGACATATACAACAGAACAATTAAAACAATTAAATGAAAATCAAAGAGCAGTATTAGAGGCTAACCTTAAAGCTCAAATGAATGCTTTAGATAATTCTACTAAAATGAAAGCTATGCAATTAGCTGGGTATAATCAATTAGAATTAGAGAAACTAAGACAACAAGACCCTAATGCTTATCTAAGAGCACAAGGTCAAATACTACAAGCAGCAGCATTATATGGTGGACAAGTTGGTGCTCTAGGTCAAAATATGTTATTTAATATATTTAATAATATGAATGGTACTAATGCTCAACCAGTATCACAATCTGATGCAGTTAATAATTATATGCAAAACGTATTTAAGTAAGGATTAATAAATGGTTAATAAAAGAGAACAAGCTATATCTGGTGCTCTAGAAATGGGTGCTAATATAGAACAAATTAATAACGGTTTAATTAATGCTGGACAAAAACCTTTATCTGAATACGAAACAACACTAATCAATAGAGATAGATATGGTCAGAACTTATTAGAAAGATTTGCTTCTGGTGCTAAAGATTTTGGTTCTGGTCTATCTTCTCTTGGTGGTGCTGTATTCCAATATAGAGATAATCCTATATTTAGAAACTATATAAATAAACAAGCTGGTAATTATCTTAAAGATGTAGTAACTGGTAATACAAATCCTTATGAAGATTTTGCTAATTTAGTATTAACTCCTTATGGAACTAATGTAAGAGACTTAGCTTCTAATCCAGTACAAGGAATGAAAGATATAGCATATAATGCAGCAGCAGATCCATTCAATGCTGTGTTAGATATAACGACTATCGTTCCTAAAGGTGCTGTAGCTAATATAGCTTCTAAATTAGATATACCAGTTGTTAATGATATACGTAGAGTTATACTTCCTACTGAAAGAGAAAAGCAAGTTAATAATCTAATTAACTTACCTTCTACTTCAACAGCTAAGGATAGAATAAATATATCTAAAGAATTAGAAAATATAGCATTAGATAGCAATGTTAATCAAGCTGTTAAGAACTTAACACTAGGTACTATAACTCCTGAAAGTAAAGAAGTTACTTCTAGGTTAAAAGCATTTGCAGAAAAAGCAAATAAAGAAATGGTAGACTTAGGGGTAGACCCTACAGAAGCTAAGAAAGTAGCAGTAGGACAATTTGTTCTAGAGAACTTAGACCCTAAACGTGATAAGCAAATCTATCTACAGAATGTACAGAAGGCTATAGATAATCCTACAGTAGACAATCTCAAAGCTATAGGATTAGATAAAGCTAGTGACTTAACTAAACTAGTTGAAGATGGTTCTAAAGCATTTGATGAAGGTAGAATATTTCCTATTACTCAACGTGGTATAGTTGGAGGATATAATCAATCATTAGTAGATTTAACTGATGTAGGTAAAGGATTATCAACTCAAAGAACTTATGGTTATGCTACACCAGATAAGGTAGCTTCTTACTTAGATAAATCTTATGGACAATTATTTAAAGAAATTGAAACAGCTAAGTTAGCTCAAAACAATATAGAAGAATTAGCTAGTAAGTTTGGTCGTGGTATAACTCCTGATGAAGTAAATAAGATAGCTAAGAGTGAAGTTGTTATATCTCCTACAGAATTTAAAGATGGAGTTAAAACTTTATTCAATACTGGTAAGCAATCAGAACTAGGAACATATACTAAAGAGTTTGCTAAAGGCGCTAGTAAACCTAGTTTAAATAAATATGCAAATGATTTATATGTTGTAAACAAGAATGATTTAAGAGCGTTAGCAAATGCTACAGCTAGATATGATGTGGCTACTCCTAGTGGTAAAATAATACAAGCTGCTAGACCTATTATGGGTGCATTCAAAGGTTCTGTATTAGCTAAAGTACCTTATGTAGCTGGTAATAGAATAGGTAACTTATCATTAGGTGCTATTGGTGGAGCTGATTATTTAACAGCTTTAAAACCAGGTAATATAGAAAAGTATATACCAGACTATTTAAAATTCTCAACTTCATTCCACGGTTTAAATCCTGGATTTGAAAGTTCAAATATTATAAATACATATAAAGATACAACAAGAAACTTAAAGAGAGGATTTCAAGAATTAACAGATAGTAGTTTATCTCCAAGTGAAAGAATATCTGGTGCTGGTACAATGATTAAAGCAGCGCAAGATTATGCAGTAAGACCTCTATTCCAATCTGAAAGTACATTAGAATTAATTGATAGAGCTGCTGTATACTTTAATGAAGCTAAGAAATATGCTAGACAAACTAATACGACTATGGAAGAAGTATTAGATAAGGCATTAACAGATAAAGAACTACAAAGAAAACTAATTGGAAATGTAAATAATATATTAGGTGATTATATTGGTAGAAACAATTATATTAATCCTAATACTTATGAGTTAATGTCTTTAGCATTTCCATTCCATAAAGTAGTTACTACATCTAAAGATGTTTTAATAAATCAACTTAGAGATAACCCATTAAAAGTTCAAGCATTTGCTAGGATACCAAGTAGATACGGTAATCAATTAGAAGCTATGGATGAAGAGATAGGAGTACAACCTAGAGATAATGATATAAGAGGTGGTCTTGTTATTAATCCAACATATACTAAGAGAGAACCAGCATTGAAAGTATTTAATGATTACAATCCTTTGATAGCTCCTTTTGAAACTTTACAATCTGTTATAGGTCCAGAAGTTAGACAAGGAGAAGGAACTGGATTAGCTGGTGCTATGAACTTAATAGGTGGTAACTTAAATCCTGTAGCTGGAGTATTTAATATAATGAAAGGGTTAGACCAATACGGTAATCCTGTAGTTGGTCCTAATACTTATACCGTAGGAAATAAGGTTATTACACTAGATAATAATGGTAACAAATTAGAACAACCATCACCTGATGTACTTGGAGCTATGGCTGGATATATAGGAAGAAACTTCTTACCAGCAGCAACTTTCTATAACCAAACAATAGGACCAGTAATAGGTCAATTATCTGGTAAAGGTTTTTATCAACCAACTAACAGAGCAATCTTTGGTAGCGTAGGACCTGATACTAATATCCCATTATTAATAGAAGGTAACACTAATAAAGCTCCTATTAAAACATTAAGAGATTTAACTAGACAACAACTTGGATTTAAAACTAGAGATGTTTACTACCCATATAATCCTAGATTAAATACTTATGATTTAGAAAGAGCTCTAAGAAAAAGAAGTAGAACAGAAATGTTATTAAGAAATAGAGGTTATTAATATGGTTTGGATAATTCCTAATACATTTATAGCTGGTACAAAAGCTAAAGCTAATGAAGTTAATGAGAACTTTACAAGTGCTAAACAGTTTATGGATAATCTAGAAACTGAACAAGCAACTAATACAGCAGACATATTACAACTTGAACAAAATAAAGCAGACCTTAATGGTAGCTTTGAACAAAGATTTCAAGTAGCTGATGCAACTAATTCATTTGATGCTATCAACAAACAAACATTACTTAACTTAGTTAAGAATACGCAAGAAGTTATTAAAGGATTTGTTCTAAGTAAGTTTAATAATACTACCGTATCTGCAACAGCAGGAAGTTGTTATGATAGTACGTTTGAATATATGATTACAAGTGCAACTTCTTTATCTAAAACACAAGCCAATTTAGGTAATAACGCAAAATACTACGTGTATGTTTGTGCTGATAAAGATACTGGTAATTGTGAACTAGTTATCTCATTAAGTAATACAACTCCTGAATTACCAGGTGGATATGAATATTTTAGACAATTAGGATATTTTACTACAAATAATGCAGGTAAGATAAGTCAAGTATTAAATAATGATGATACAGTATCTGGAAGTATAGCTCCTACTGGATATGTAACATTAAACGGATTAGTTACTATACAATGGGGATTTGCAGACGTAACCCTAAACAATAGTGCAGTAGATGTTAATTTACCAACAGCCTATAGGTCAGCTCATTTGTGTTGTGTATGTTCTCCTAATAACTCTTGGAGTAATGGAGATTGGGATAGAATATGTGTTGGTTGTCAACCAGTATCTCTAAGTCAAATAAGATTTTTTGGTGGTAGAAGTGCAGCATATAGAGTTTACTATATATCAATAGGAATATAGGAGTAGTGATATGGTTTGCAATAGTAATAGATTAGTATTAGAAATAAATCAAGGATGTCCTAGAGGATTTGGATTTACTCTTAATCAAAAAGTATATAATCAAGAAGAGGATACATATACTAAAGAGCCTGTAGATTTAACAGGACTTACTATTAATGTTCAAGTTAAACGTGCTCCTTATGTTACTCTACCAGCTTTAATAGAAAAGAATATAACAGAAGTAGAAGATTTAACACAAGGACAAATAACAGAACCTACTAATGGTAAGTTTACATTACAAATAACACAGGAAGATAGTGTTAAATTAAATCCTGGAGAGTATGCTTTAGTAATTAATATGGTCGACAAAGATACTCTAACACATCTAAGTGGTGATGGAAATAATTATGCAATATATAGAGTATGCTATCAATAAGGAGTAAAAGGATATGACATTAAATAATGATAACAATAATGATTGTTGTAAATGCACAACGCCAGAATATGAACTAGTTCTTAATGAACAAGGTCCTCAAGGTAGACAAGGTGAAAAAGGAGATGCTGGTTTTACTCCTATTATATCTGTTAAAGATAATACACCTAGCAACTATACTTTAAATATACTTACTCAAGATGGACAAATAACAACACCTAATTTAAAAGCTAATCTACCTGCTGGTGGTGCTACTGGACAAGTATTAACTAAGAATAGTGGTGAGCAAGATGATTGTTCTTGGCAAAACTTACCTAATGCTACAGAAGAAGTAGAAGGTATAGCAAGACTAGCAACTGAAACTGATTTTACAGCAACAGAAGATAGTTCAGTAAGTAATAATAGTATTGTAACTCCAGAGTTATTTAATAATCAATTTGAATTACAATTTGAAAACAATGCTAAAGATTTAGTAACACTCGATACAAAACAAACGATTACTGGAAAAAAGACTTTAATGGCCGATACAACTGTTGCATATAACAGTCAATCTCAGAAAGGTCGCTTGGTAACAAACGTTTTATTAAATGATTATTTAATTCCGCTTATTGAGCCTTATGACAATTGGGGGAGCTTTAGAATAGGGGGAGCCACTCCAGATGCACCAGAAGATGTACGTAGCGGTTTTGATATCAATAATACATTATATAATTATGGAGTAACATATTATAATGCTGGTAAATCAGGTAAAATAATTGCAGACTTTAATATCGCAGATTATGTTAAAGCTGGTTCCAATATAACTATAGATAAAGATGGTGAAAATCATTTAACTATTAATTCTACTGGTGGTGGAATAACTGAAATACCGCAAGCAAATACAACTGCTCTAGGTGGTGTTAAAGCTAATCCTAAAACAGATGAAGATACGCAGCCTGTTAATATAGATGCTGCTACTGGATTATTATATACTAAAGCAGGTGGAACAATAGAATATATAGATGGTGGTAATGCTCAAACAGATGAACCAGCAGTATTAAAAGTATCTAATATAGATTTAGGAGTATATCCTACAAATAATATATACAGTACAAATGAAAATATAACAATAAAATAACTATAGGAGGAATAAATGTTACTAAATAATTTTATTGCTACAATGTATCCTTGTATGAAGGCTACTGGAACCACAGGAATAATAAGAATAAATGACGAAACAAGGTTTAGCGAGGCTGGTATTAAATCCTTTTCTAGCGACTGCTATTTAGATACGACAGAGGGTTCATATTTTGCTCCATTTGATAGAGGAATAGCCTTTGGTTCAGGTACTACCCCCCCCCAGAAAACAGATTATAAATTAGAAAACTATATAACTACTGGATTAACTTATTCTGGAAATAATACTAACCAAACAGATGGAGTTGCCAATTGGGTACAAACTGTACAAAATACATCTACTGCACAAATAACAATAACAGAAGTTGGATTGTTTTCAAGGTATGCATATACAGGTGGGCGTTTTGATACTTTCTTATTAACCCGTACAGTACTTGATACACCAGTAGTATTACAACCTAATGAAGTTAAAACATTTACTATAACAATAGATTATAATAAGTTTGTAGATGGAACTATTATACAAAACGAATAAGGATATATAATATGACAAGAATACAAATACGCAGAGATACCAGTAATAATTGGGCAACATATAATCCAATCTTAGCAGATGGAGAATTTGCTCTTGAAACTGATACTAGAAAAATAAAAATTGGTAATGGTGAACAACCATATACAGAGTTAGCTTATCAAGGGGATAGTGAGTTACCAAATAATATCCCTACTAAGGGACTTAAGTACTGGACTGGTACAGAAGCAGCATATACTGAACTAGGTACAAAAGATGCTGATACATTATATAGAACAACTGATACTAATAAAGTTTACTTAGGTACAATTCAAATAGGAGGTAACTAATGGCTTGTAAAAAAGACAAAAAGAAAAAGAAATAAATTTAAGGCTATTCACAGCCCGTTTAAGATGGGTTAAATATTAGTAGGATAAAATATATTTGAAAGTATTTTAACCCGCCTTAAATACGTTTTAATATACTTTAGAATTAATAATTTACAAAATAACAAGGAGATAATTTACATTATGAATAAAATAATTTTATCAGGAATAGTATTAGGATTACTTGCTGTACCAACTATAGCAGCAGAAGAAGCTACACAAGATGTAGTAGTAGAACAATCTGGTGGTATATTACTTAAAGCTCAACGTCAACAAAAGAATAATAATACTCATCAAAAAGTTGTTATTAAAAAATCTGGTGGTATTATAGTTATTATCCAACGTAATATTAATAAAGTAGTTAGAGAGGATAAAGTAAATGAGTAATAAGTTTATAGAGTTCTTTAAGAAGTTATTTAGAAAAGCCGATGGATTTAGAGAAGGATTAGAAAATAAACTAGCAGATGTTCTAGAAAAAATAGATGAGAATGAAGAAGTAGATGAAGCTGAAAAGAAATTAATTGAAGGTGCTATTAACTATGCTCTAGAATATTATAGAGTTAAGAATGTACCTGCTGGAGTTACAGAAGAAATTAGCGAGGGATTAGTTGATAGCTTGGGAAAGTTAAACAAGAGAGTACAAGTACAACTACGAAAATAATATCAGATAAAGATAATAAGAAAGTAGACTTTAACATAAGTCCATACTCCCCTTATGGTAGGTCTGGTATATGGGCAACATTTACAATGAGGTTTTAAATAAATATTATTTAAGGAATTAATTATGATTAATATTGATAAACTTGATAAACGTAAAACATATATAGTATTAGAATACGGTACTTCTGCTATATCTAAACTTATTCAGCAACTTACTAAAGACTATTATCCTAAAGCAAAGAAGATACCATCTCACGTACTAGCTCTTGTATATGAAGATAAAGTTTGGAGAATATACGAAAGCCATATGAAAGCAGAAGATGAGTTTGGTATTCCTAGTGGAGTTAGAACATATCGCTATGAAGTATTCAAAGAAGCATTCCCTAAGACTGATAAGTACGGAGTTGTTTATCCTTGTAGGTTTAACAAGAAAAGACTTAAAGATTTATTAGGGCAACCTTATGGTATTAGAGATATAGCTGCTTTACTTAGAGTAGGTATTACTCATAAGAACGGTACTCAAAAAGACCGTAAAGGTTATATATGTTCTGAATACTTAGCTGTATGTTGTGCTAAGGTTAGAAGATATTTAAAACTTAAATCTCATTGTATTACTCCTATTCATTGGTTAAAATACTTAGAAGAAAATAATATTAAACCTATTCTTTAATTCTTTTATATCCCTATTCCAAGAGAGTAAAGAAAGAAATATATAAAGAAAGAAAGAGAGAAGGTTCTTCCCTTAGAGTTGATTTAAAAAGTCATAAAAAAATCTACACGCAGAATACTCTACCTGTAGTACCAACTCTCTTTTATTTAATTATAATAGCGATTAACCTATCGTTATTAGTAGGGTTGCAAGCAACGTATCTATCTTTTTATCCCTCATTCCTGTCGAGTTCTATTTCCATTATAACATACTTTTAATTATTTGTCAAGTGTTATGATGAAGTTTTGTAACAAATAATACTTAAGTAGGAGAAATAATATGGTAAATATAATTGATTTGTTATGTGGAATTAATACAATTATTCTTGTAGGAATGTGTATAGTATATTTTAAAAGAAATTATGTTATTATGGATATAGATAGTTACAATACTATAGTTGATTACGTTGAACAAACCAAAAACAAAGAGGATAAAGTACTAGAATTAGAAGGTGGTACAGGGTTCTTTAGAGAATATATTGATGATGAAGACGATGAGGATAAAGAATAATGTTTAAACAAATTGTAATCCATTGGACTTGTGGTAATTACTATCCTAGTGAATTTGATAAACAACACTATCATTTCTTAGTTGATAGAGATGGTAAAGTATATATAGGTAAATATAAACCATCTGATAATCTTAATTGTACAGATAATAAATATGCTGCACATTGTGGAGGAGGTAATACTGGTCGCATAGGTATAGCTATATGTTGTAGAAAAGATTATACTACCCAACCTAAACCACAACAAATAGAAGCTCTATGTAAAGAATGTGCTAGACTATGTAAAGTCTATGGGCTGAAGCCTACAGATTGTATAACCCACGCAGAGTTCGGTCAATCCCATCCGAAGACTTCCTCTTATGGAAAGATAGATATAAACTATATCCCTAATCCTAAGATAAACGGAATTAAAGAATGTGGAGATTATTTAAGAAATAAAATTAATTGGTACTATTCTAAGCTAAATTAATTCTAAGGCTACTAGAATACGTTTTAACAAGAGTTAATTTTTAATAGGATAATTTATATATAAAAGATATTTAACCTAGCTTAAAATTAATTCTAGCTATCTTAAATTTAATATTTATATAT